TCCCCCCTCGCACGATCCATCACGGTGAATTCGAATTTACCTTCTCTACTCTCGTAATTTGCACGACCTGTCAACGCTTCAGTAATATCGAGATCACCGTCTGCACCTGCGACTTCCACATAAACCTCACGAACATCAGGTGGATTGACGATCATCTTCGACTTTGGATACAGACCAAAGTCTCTGAAAGAGTGCTTGTCTCCAAACTTAACGCCGTATCCAGTTTCATACTTGTTGCTCATTAAGCGTTACCTCTCTCTCTATTCCTTTGCCTTGCACCGAGCGAGCTATCAATAGGTCTTGATAGTTCTCCGACCAACGCTCCCGAATCAAGTACAATGTCCATATTGGTCATCTGCGGTAGCCATTCCTGAAGTATGGCAGTCAGCCTTCCGAACTCACCCTCTGTTGCACCGAGAAGTCCCGTGTTGCCAAAAGGCGGCGTGATTGCTGTCGCTCCGACCATAGCATCTGCGGCAGTTTGAACTGAACCGAGATTGCTCTCGATACCAAGTGCAAGACCCTCAGGAATCCATTTACCGACTTCAGCAAACACCTTCGATGGCGATGAAATACCGAGCACTTTCTTCACAGCTTCAGGAAGTTTTGCCGCAAGTGCTTTGACTCTTTCAATTACGCTATCAAATTTTTCCTTTATGCCCTTCCACAAGCCTTCTATCATGTTGAGTCCGATACTTCGCAAGTTTCCGACACCGTTTTTGATAGCTTGCGGTATCTTTCTTGCCCAAGAAACTACGTTTCTCCACAGTGCTTCAAACCCCGACCTAATTCCTGATGTAAGATTACCAAGAAGCTCTGCTCCCGTAGATATGAGTTGACCTCCAAGTGTAAGGAGCGCAGATACCAACGTACTTATAATCATCGGCATTTGCTGAACAAGTACCGAGATCAGCGATGGCAACGCCTGTACAAGTCCTACAATAAGTGTAGTCGCCGCACTTAATAGAGACGGTAGCAATGTTTCTATTAAAACTGGCAACTGCTCCGCTAATATAGGTGCGGCTTCTTGAATCAACGTCCCTATGCCTTCCATAGCACGCTCGATTGCTGGCGTGAGTTGATTCAGCAGTCCTTCGCCCTCGTTCTCACCTACAATGGCAACCACAAGGTTGTCCATAAGTTGACCGAGATCGGCATCAGGATCAGCAAATCCCGTTACGAGGTTTTGCCATGCCGCCTTTGTCATATTCAGAGAGCCTTCGATGGTCTTCGCCGCTTCTGCCGCAGTCGTGCCAGCTATACCCTGTTTCTGTTGAATGAGATCAATAGCCGTAACGATGTCAGAGAAACTGTCAATCGACAAATCAGCCGCCATGCCGTTTGCCTTAGCATAGTCGTTTGCATCGGCGATAAGACGCTCCATCTCGCCACGAGTACCTCCATACCCAAGGCGTAAATTATCGAGCATGTTGAATTGCCCCTTCGCAAAGCCTTGAAATGCGTTTTGAACATTCTGAATATCGCCGCCGAACGTGTTGTAGTTGTCCGAGATCGCACGCATGGCAACATCGGTCTGCTTTGCCGCCGCTGATTGATCACCGAGCGAATTTATCAAAGCCGCCGAGAACTGTGTCGCCTGTTCCATGTACTGATTTGCCGACATACCTGAGGTCTTATACGCTTCGCTTGCGTACCTCATAACTTCGGCAGACGCTTCTTTGCCAAACAGCTTTTTAACGCCGCCAGCAAGCTGTTCGTAATTCGCATACGCATCTATAGATGCCTTTGTGAGTTTGCCAACGCCAACAGCCGCCGCTCCGACAGCCGCAACTGTTGCCGCACCTGCTCCAGCGGCAACCTTACCAAATGTAGCCCACTTTGAAGAAAGCGCAGAAGCTCCTTCTCCTGCGCCCTGAATGCCTTTCTCGTATTCACTTGAATCAAGCGTTATCTTTGCTACTAAATCGAATAAATCCATTATTCGTACTCCCTCAGTTTCTGCTTGATTCCATCAATTATATCTTCTGCCGACCTACCCGAATCCTTCTGTGGGTATATGATCTCTGTGTATGTCTTTGCCATATATGTCGCACCTTCCTTGCCGAAGCCTTTAGCCACGTTTTCTGATATGTTTTTAAGCGACTCTCCAACATAAGCACGGTAGACCTGATCTTGATATAACTGATGGTGTTTAGCTTTCAAATATTTGAGGAATAGCTTTACTTCTCTTCGACCTCTGTATTCTCCGTAGCAGAGCCAGAAAAGGTCTCGCCCATCTTCTGACCCTGCGACTGAAAAAGGAAACTGAGTTCCGGTCTGTTGAACAGATCGAGCAATTTCATCGGAAGCGTGAATATATCACACTCATACTCATCAACTGGCACTCCCTCTGATAACGCCATAAGCTCAAACACCGCTCGTGAGTGATCTTTGAGTATGAGTTTTACCATCGCAACCTTATCATTTCCTCTCGCCGCAGATACAACCTTTTCGTCAGATGCGATCTCAACGATTGGATCAAACATATTAGCGAGAGCCTCTATCGCCTGTTCATTTTTAATTTCATTGAGTTTCATAGCCATTCCTCCTTAGACCATTTACCGCTTCACCTTACGCCTCTGCGGAGTAGAATACCATCGGTACTACGTCCTGAGCGTTGATTGATACGTGACCTGTCAGCGTGACAGCGACCTGACCCTTACCAGCTTTTGATGTGGTCAGAGCGAATCCGTCAGTCGACAGGGCGTTCTTCAGTTGGATTGCAACAAAGCCGCCGTCTGCTCTGTCACCTACCCACCAAACATCGCTGAAATCGGTCTGCTCAAGATCTTTTCTCGGTATGATTTTAGTGGTATCCGTACCGTCAATGTCTGCCGCACCGAGTGCCATCTTGATGTTCGCTGGCGATACTCCGAGCGATGTGAAGCCGAGAGTACACGTCCATGAATCAAGATGCTTAAACTCCTTCATGTTCGCAGGGCAGTTATCTACGTCTTCACCGAGGTCTGAGTACTCAGGAACACAGGACGCAGATATGCCGCCTGTCGTAGCGCATATAATATCCGCATCTGCTGGTGCGGCTGGCGAAGCTGGATTAAATGTCTTAAGCAGAACACCAGCATCCAGTTGCATTTCTTCAAATGTTGCTTGCGGAATTACTGTAAACATTCCCATAGTTATACTTCCTTTCTACGGAGCCAGAAACTCCGCCATTACATTAATATAAATTCTTCTTACGGTTTCATCTTCATCAGCCACACGCTGTGCGAACGGCTGACCCCTTGTTATATACAGAAATCCTGTATCAAGTGGTATGCTTTTCACTTGCACGAGAGCGTCAGATATTTCTTCAGCCTTCAGCGATACCGCCTCCCATGATGTCGTGTGCTTCTTCCATATCGAAGCCGACATTGGCACGGCACGATCAAGGCTGTCTGTCACGACTTCGTATGTGATGTAGAAATCACCGACTTGCTCATCGTTGACCGTGGTGTTTTCATAAGCTGGTATTCCGAACGAACTCCAAAAGTTATGTATCGCTTGTGCCTTGTTCATTCTGTAAGCTCCCATTCTCTCGCAGTGACCTGTCTCATATCGAGTCCTGCACTCGGCGGCGTGTACTTGTCATCACCGTCCGAAGTCACCTTGAATATTTTACCATCACGCACTCGTCTGAACACTTCGTTGTATTCGAGTACGAGGTCACGCTGAGTTGTAACGGTATAAAGGCTATAAACGCCCTGCACCTGAGCGAGTCTCGCTTCGATCGATGTGTCGAATGTGATCGCCGCTTTAAATTCTGCGCCTTCTACCCACACGTTCTTGTAACCGCCGTAGCCGTCATCAACTCTCTGCTTGCTGAGGAAGACACAGGTCTCCATTAATTCTTCCAACAAACTCATATTTTCCTCCATCTATTCAATTCGCTGGCAAATGTGCTCTGCCATGTTGGACTGCTTGAAGCGGCGTTCCCCTGCCCCGAATTGGCTTTAGTATAACTATAGCCACCGAACGACTCAGAAGAGTACGGTGACGAGACCGAATCACCATACTTGGTTACCCACTCCGAAATTCGTTCCGATAGATCAACGACCGCAGGAGGAACGCCCATTGACCATATCGCACCCTCAAACACCTCGTCAACAAGTTGCGATTCCGATTCAGGATCATATTTGTGAACGCCGTCATTAAAGACAGACCCCACAATGCGAAAATACTGACCGCTCTGTAAAGAGCCATCAGGTAAATCTATCTGTCCATTTTCGATTGTAAACGTTCCGAAGAACTTTTTACGCTCGAACCAATTTCTTAGCTCTTGACACAGTTCGGTCAGCATTTTATTTCTCCTTCTTATTTGATTTTTTAGACTTCTTTTCGACTTTGGCAACAGGCTCATCCGCCTCAATTGCCTTGATCAGCACAACACCACATCTGTTTGAAGTCGATGCAAGTTCAGCACATCTGTCTTTGCTTACATCAGCACCGTTGTAGGGGAACGAATCCCCTACATGGTAAAGATGATTATTGTCCTGAACGTCTACGAAGTCCTTGATAACCTCGTACATGTTATGCTCCTACTGTTACCTTTGCAATACCGTCAAGGTACTCTGCCCACAGAGCCATGCCCATAAGAGCGTAGCTTTCGCCAACGGCTGTGGAGTAGTTGCCTTGAGCGTGGAATCCGATCAGATTTGTTTCGCCCTGAGTTGTGTACTCAAGACCGAGCTTTGCGAAGTCGCTGTCGCTTGGATCGATGTAGTACAGATCAACGTTCTCGACAGGAGTAGCAAGGACTCTGTTGCGAGGAACTTGAGCCGCTGGAAGCAGGAACAGAGTTCTGTATCCCATGAAGTTCTCGATGTAGGTAAGACCGAATGCAGTCTGAACGGTGATGTTCGCCGCTCCGAGATAGTCGTATGCATCGAGAATGTTAGCGAAGCCAACGACCTCGGTAACTTCCTTCTGCATCGTAGCGAATTTATCAAGCACAAGACCCTGTGCCTTTGCGAGTGCGGCTTGCCATGTGGTAGCCGTTCCTGTGAGCGATCCTGTGTTCAGGAAAGTGTAGAACTTACCAAGAACTACGTTCTGAAGCTGTGACAGGAATGCATCATCGGATTTCTCGATTGCGACCTCTGCGCCGTAATTGACAACGTCCTCGATTGGTACTGCCTTTGCGTACTTTTCAACGGTAACGTTAGCCTTTGCCGCCTCTACGATAGTTGCCTTGCTGTAAGGAATTACCTTACCAGCTCCGACAGTACCTGATTCAAGTGCTACGCTTGCGGTATAGGAAACGAGCGATGTTCCAGCCGCTTTCCTGATCGGACGCATGATGCCGAGAATATTTCTCAGTGACTCCCAGTTATCGCCGAAGCGAGTAACAAAGTCGACCTCTCTTGCGGTTACGTTAGTGTATACATTTGGAAGTGAATCTCTTGGAGTTGTGAAGCTCTCTACGTTTGTAACTGCCATTGTTTTATTTCCTTTCGTCAGTTATTGTTCCGCTGACATCTCAATAAGAGCTTTCTGCCTTTCAGCTGTCGAAAGAATGTAACGACCATGATCGTCCTTCTTGTAAATGTCAGCCTTCGTCATCTTGCTACCGCCCACATTACGTGGTGGATTCTCCGTGCCAGCACCTCTCTGAGACTCGGTAACGATGAATTCCGACCACTCCGACTTGATGTTTTCCACAACCTTGTCGGCGTCCTTGATGTTGCCGTCATCATCAAGTTCAATCTCATCAATCGCTGTCACTTTGAGTACAGAGTCGATCCTTTTGTCAGATACACCAGCTTTCTTGAGTAGTTCCCTATATGCCTGTGTCTTGTTTGCCTTAGTGCGCTCACCTTCCACAGTTTTCTTGTACTCCTCGAATGCCTTGTGCTCCTTGTCGTACTTTTCCTTGTACGGATCGTCCTCTTTGCTGTCGACCTCTTTCTTCAGGTCGTCATACTTCTTCTGAACATCGGTGAGCTTTTCGGCATCAGATTTGTACTTATCTCTGTCTGCTTTCAGAGCATCGGTGACTTCTCTGTGTGCATCGATAATCTCATCGATTTTCTCATCCTCAATGCCCATTGCTTTGAGCATCTTTCTTGTAAATGCCATGTTTAAACCTCCTGTGCTTCGGTCACACTTCTTCGTGATTCGGCTTTATCAACTTACAAAGTAGCATATTTTTCACATTCTGTCAATGCCGCCAAGAATGAACATAATAACTGCATTTTGGTAAACTCTCTATAGAATTTTCTCTCTTATAGGACTTTTCCTAAATGCATATATTATGTACATTCTACATAATATAAAAAGATAGAATATAATATAAATATATATATCAATGAAAAGCCGAGCCGCTGAGTGATCTCATCGCAAAGAAAAAGACGGCTTCAGCCGCCTTTTGTTTTTTTATGTACTTTTTATCCTTTGCGAAATTCTTGTTCGATTATCGTCTTTATCTCGCTTATGTGGTTTCGTACGCCGTTAGTAAGGAACCGCTTTTCCTTGATTCCCTTTTTACCATCGCCACCATACGTCCCTATCTCTTGCCATATCGCATACTCGACATCTGTACCAATGTCCACTGTGTCATCGTTTTCCATCTCGTGATGTATGCTGTTCCTCAAGCGACCTGTGTCTACAGGTGCGTCTTGCTTGGCGTAGTTTTCCACGATCGCTCCACATTTCATCAATGACCTGACCTTGACATCAGTAACCTTCTCAAGGACAGTATTTGTGTTGTCTAATTCTACGATCATTTGAGCAAATATCGTTTGAGCCATGACTACTCCTTCCTGTACTTCTTCGGTATCGGATACGGCTTTGACTTCGGCTTCTCGCTGATCCATTCTTCTCGACTCTTGCCAGCAGGAGCATCATTGATACTTGTATCAATACCTTCTATGATTTCAAGCATCGTGCATCGGCAGTTATATACTTCACTCGGTGCGCCGTTCGGATCAGCAGGGAACAGTAGCTTGTTAGAAAACGGCTCTTCAAGTTCTCGAATCTCGCCGTGGATCTCTCGATGTTGTGTCCTTGTCCGACCATCGAGAGTTGCGTACCACATCTTCTTTACATCAATGCCGTACTTATCTCGGAATGCGATCATAGCATCTAATTTCGCACTGTTTTCTGCATACGTGCATGCTGTGCGTGCCGCTCTGAATGCCGCATTGATGTCCATCCTTGTCAGGCGTTCAAGTTCGAAAGCTATCTTGTTGACCGACTTGCCTTTGCGTATGCCCTGTCTGATAATTGAGTTCAGCTTGACACGATGCCACAGCCTGTCTTTCATCTTGTCAGGATTCGGCGGCGGTAGCATCCGTTTGAACACTCTGCCGTTCAGCAAGTCCGTAATGATCGAGAACGGATTGTCCTTGTCCCTAAACACCTTCGGCAACTCGAACTTGAATGGGAAGTGCGACCTTGCTCGGCTGTTCATTCGACCGCTTTTAAACAGATGATTGTACAGATAGATGGTCATCATGCTTGCACCGACCGCCTCCATCGCAGACGAATCAGCCTTGACGTACTCGGTCAGAATAGCATCTTCCGTCTGCGCCCAGTCATTCCCTGTCGTGATCAGCATAAACACAGCGTCCTCGTACTGTTGCTCAGTCATTGCACCGGAATCGACTCGCTCCTGATATTCGTTGATCCTGTCCTCGTATTGCTTCAGATGCTTGGACAGCATCTCTGTTACCGTCTTGTTCGTCTTGCCGTAGTGCTGTTTGAGAATGTTCTCCAACCGCTCTATTTCTTTGTCGGTGAACTTGTGACCCTTATCCATTATTCTTCAATCACCTCGGTGTCCTCGACTACAGGCTCAGTCTCGGTGCTCATCATTCTGTTCATGTCAGTCTCATACATTTCGGACAGGACATCTTCTGCCTGATCACCATCGCCAAGAATGTCGAGTATTTTCCTCGTGACATATTCTTGTGACAGATACGATCCTGCCTGAAGCAGAGTGCTGACAAGCTCCGTCTGATTGACAAGTTGAGATCGTGTGAATGATGCCTCATCCTCAATGCCAGCGATCGCCAGTATGCCTTGAATGAACTCCAGCACCTGATACTCGAAATCATCGCATTTGATATTGAGGTCTTCATACGCCGCCTTGATCTGCGTAGCTGTGACTGCGCCACTTGCGATGTTCTCTGTGTCGAGTGCCATAGCGTCCTTGTACAGATCCTTCTCAAGTCGGTCGAGCAGAGCCTCTCTGCTGGCGAACGGGACTTCCTGAGTGTGACTTTCGGCGTGTGCTCCGTCATCCTGCATGACTGCCGCCTTGATTGTTTTCATGCGCTTGACAAACTTCGCAAGGTCGATGTCAGTCATGCCGCCAGCGTTCTGAATCGTCCAATACACGAAGCTCGCTTCATCGACTGTGTTTGCGAAGCCACTCTTGATGAGGTCATAGCAGTCAATCTGCTCACGCAGTCCTACAATCTCACTCTGATGCTCATCGTTTGCCCACAGTGGCACTATCGGGAACGTTGGGTAATTCTGCTCATCGTATATCTCGTCACCATCAGCCTCGGTGCTTACCAGCTTCTGAATATAGCCACGCTTCGGCTTGTCCTGTGCAGTCGAATTGTCATCAATGTCATATACGTACTTTGTGAAACCGTCCAACTCGTATAAAGTTGCCTTCATAGGCTTGCCTGTGTCTATCTGCCAGTAACGGACACCAGCCTTCATCGAGCCGTCCAACTCATCAAACAGCGGTATGTACTCAAGATAATCGAACACCTCAACATGATCATTGTCGTAGAAACCGAACGCCGCCTTGCCCCACAGAGCCGCCTTCGCCGCTTTCTTCAGTTGAGAATCGAACGGCTTACTCTGCGTGCCCAGTTTGTTTTCTGTGCTCTCATCGCCCCATGTTACTCCGTTGCCGAGTAGATACTGCACTTCCTGAGTCAAAAATCTGTAGAAGTGTCTGCTTGCCATCTTGAAATTCGCTGAATAGTTGTCAGGAATCGCCTCGCCCGTGACTGTGTATAACAGTTTCTGATATTGATTGATCGTTACGTTCCGATGGCAGAAGTACTCATACGCTTCTTTTGCGAT